CATAGGCTCGCTGCCTCTGATCCTGCGCGATGGTGACAAGAAGCCACTGAAAGACCATCCGCTGTACAACGTGCTGAACGTGTCGCCAAACTACGACATGACCGCGCCGGAATACTGGTCAATGGAAACGGCGCATGTCGATATGTTCGGCAATGCCGTCAGCATCATCGAGCGCGGCATGCAGAAGAAGGTTGTCGCTCTGACGCCTGTCGATCCTTGCAACGCCAGCTTCGACTACAACAAGTCCGGCACGCGCAAGAAGTGGAAGATCGGCAAGGACGATTTCAGCGACGACGACATTTTCCATGATCGCGGTTTCAGCATGAACGCTGGATGGGGTTTGCCGCGACTGGACATCGGCCGGCAAATCTTGCAGGCGCAGTTGTCCGCAAACTCATCCGCATTGCGCGCATTCAAACAGGGGTTGAAGGTCGGCGGGTTCCTGTTGAACGAGCGCAGCACCGAGTTGAACACGGAAGAACTCAAAGACCTGAAGGAGCGGATGGACTACTACGGCAAGGCAGAGAATGCCGGCAAGTGGATGGCCATGCTGAAGGGACTCAAACCGATTGCCGGTACTGAATTTGCCGTCAAGCCGTCAGATGCACAGTTGTTGGAATCGCGGTACTTCGGCATCGAAGAAATCTGCCGGCTGTTCTGCGTACCGCCACAACTCATCGGTCAAAGCAACAAAGCGTCGTCGTGGGCATCGAGCATCGAGAACATCAATCTGTTCTTCGTGATGTATTCGGTGCAACCGTCGATCATCCGCAAGGAAAAGCGGATCATCAAGAAGTTGTTGACGCCTTACGACATCGCCAATGGCGTGCAGCCGAAATTCGGGTTGCAGGGTTTGCTCCGTGGCGACAGCAAGAGCCGGAACAGTACCTATGTACAAGGTCTGCAAAACGGGTATCTTTCGCAGAACGATGTGCTGGATTTGGAAGATCGGCCAGGCATCGGTCCCGAAGGCGACGTGTACCGCGTGCAGTTGAACATGGCCAACGCAGAAGACAACGGCAAAAAGCCGCCGAAAGATGAGGAAGACGACCAATGACCACGCATCGCAAGTACATCGAACGGCCCTTCCAGGTCAAGGCCGGCTCGCTGAAGGCTGACGGCACCTTTGAAGGTCACGCGTCCGTGTTCGGCGAACTGGACAGCTACCGCGACATCGTTGTTCGCGGTGCGTTCGTGGCTTCGCTGGAAAAGGACTTCGCAGCGAAAGGCCGTAGCGTGCCGATGCTGTGGCAACACGACACCTACAATCCCATCGGCATTTACCCCGATTGCAAGGAAGACGACATCGGCCTGTTCGTGCGCGGTCAATGCAACATGAAAGTGCAGCAGGGCGTCGAATGCCATGCACTCATGGAGCAAGGCGCGTTGACCGGCCTGAGCATCGGATACAGCACGCTTGACGATGAGTGGGACGACACCGGCATGGTGCGCAAACTCAAAGAAGTCAAGCTGTGGGAAATTTCCCCGGTCACGTTCCCCGCTGGCGACAGCGCGCGCGTGACTTCCGTCAAGTCCATCGAAGGACTGACGACTCTTTCGGACTGCGAAAAACTCCTGCGCGATGTAGGATTTTCAAAGTCGGAAACCGCGACTTTCGTATCGCGGGTAAAGGCACTTGCAATGCGGAGTGATTCTGCAGATGCGGACGCCATCGCTGTAAAGAACGCAATCAAAATTCTCCGCAACTGAAGGAACAACCACATGAACACCATGCTCAAGAAGAAGTGGTCCCCGTGGCAGATCGCGTTTTCGGCGTCCATCATCCTCGCGATGGTGCTGCTGATCGCGTTCGGCCAGGTACACGCCGCCGCACTGATCGCGCCGGCCGCTGTCGCCGACATCGAAACCCTGGCTGCGGAAATGGTCAAGGTCAACAAGGAATTCGGCACCACGCGCGATGAACTGAAGGACCAGTACAAGGAACTCAGCGGCAAGATGGAGAAGGGCGAAACCATCAGCAAGGAACTGAAGGAAGCCATCGACAAGTGCCTGGTCAACTTCAACGGACTGAAGGGTGAATTCGACGGTCTGGAACAGAAGATGGTCGCCGCACGCGACACCGATGGCGACAAGCAGGTGAAGTCGTGGGGCGAGCAGTTCGTCGAAGGCGCGCAGTACAAGTCGCACGAAGGCAAGGCGTCGACGTTCTCCGGCTCCATGCGGCAGGAAGTCAAGCAGGTGGATTCGGCAGGTGCCGGTGGCCTGATCCGTTCCGCGCGCGAAACCGATGTCGTCAACCTGCTGCGCGAGCGTCGCGTGGTCCGCGATCTGCTGCGTACCGTACCGATCAGCACCAGTTCCGTCGACTACGCAACGCAGACCACGCGTACCAACATGGCTGCGCCGGTT